GCGCAAGAAAATTGCTGGGCAAGTTCGCTCGCTGAAAAACCAACAACCCAAAAAACAAAAGCCAATTAAACAGCCAAAAGTTAAAAAGTTGAAGGTTAAAAGCGCGGTAGAGCATCCTGATTATGCATGGGTTAACTCTGATGACTTCTTGAAGTCTTTTGAGTGGCGAAAGTTGCGCATGATGGCGCTAAAGCGCGATGGCGCAAGATGCGTCTGTTGTGGTGCGACAGCCGCCGGAGGATCACAAATCCATGTCGATCATATTAAACCGCGTAGATCGCATCCAGAATTGGCACTGGCATTATCTAACCTGCAAATCCTTTGTGAGGACTGCAATCACGGCAAAGGGTCTTGGGATGATACTGATTGGCGATTCAAAACGATTGAAAACATTTCTCAATATCATTGAGCGGTGGCGTGATTAGACTCCCTCAAATTGAGGAAGTGTACTCCCAAGCGGTCATAGATGTTCTATGGAATTAACTAACTGAGGTTTCATTATGTTTCGAGGATGTTTGTATAGGTTTGTAATGCGCACTGCACACAGATTTAATTGGCATTATGCGCCGCCGATATATCCTGAGGGCGATACCCAGCTATGGTGCAAATGGTGCGGATTTCGACAAACCATTAAGTATCGTGATTCTCCGAATATTGGTATTTCAAAGTCAGTTGGTGGTCGTGATGGAATTAACTAGGAGAAGATGATGGACATTGGAGAAACTCAAATAAGAGAAACGTGGAAAGGGACAAAATACGAAGTAAGCGAATGGACTTGTCCGATCTGCAAAGAGAACAAAAGCACGCTTTATATTGATAGTGAAATTTGTCATGGCGATGGCTGGGGATGGAGTAGGGTCAATGGAGTTGAAAGAGAAGGCTGTACTGCGTGTCTATTGAAATGACCAACATTGACTTGATCGGATTGCTCAACGATGTACGCCTTGTACTATTAAGCTTAGGAAAAGATCGAATTACCGCGATTAGCTTTAGAGCCAAGGATGGCAAAGGGATTATCGAAGTGGTGCCCGATGAAAGATTATTGGCTACAGAACAAAAAGATGGATGGAGCCGGTATGTTGATAACGGAGTTACTGTTTGTTGGAGGAAAGAATGAAATATTACGAATGCTCAACAAAAGGCTGTTGCGTAATCCACAAATCACAGAAGTCGGCTGAAAACTGTACGAACAAAGATAAAGCGAGGAAAGAATGAATATTCCCCAGCAGTTGGAGCTGTGCAAGAAGAAGCTAGCAAGTGACGCCATAAGCAATTTCAAGTCCGTTGTTACCTATGACACCAAAGAAATAATTGAAATGATGGAGGCGCTGGAGGATTCGCAAATGACTAATTGCCTACTTGTTGCCTTTATATCCGAGATTGGCTACAGGGTAGAAAAAACAGAATTTGGGATGAGATATATAAAACAAAACGATCGCTCTCTGGAGAATAACAATGGATAACAAACCCTTTGACGAAGGCTTTACCGACGGTGAGTTAATGCTGAATGCCGGGGTAGGCTTAGTATTACTTGGCCTCGTGGTGTTTGGTCTGTGGATTTATATGGGAGGAAAGATATGAGCGAGTTAAAAGAATGTCCGTTTTGCGGCCATGCGGCGATAGCCTATTTTGATGACGTCGATTACTTCGTCGGCTGCGGAAACGCTATGGAAAACTGTTTGATTAATCCGACAGCGTTTGATGCCGATCAGAATAAGGCAATGGAGATATGGAATACTCGCGCTTCATTGCCGGCTGTCATTGATCATGAATGCACGCGAAGTCATCCGCATGAGCTAATGTCGCCAATATGCGAACAGCGTACAGAAATAGCGCGGCTGCGTTCTGAAATCTCAGGCGGAGAAGCGCCATGACACCCCCCATCATCACTACGATTCTATTCAAGCCGCTGTAAACCACGCCAGACGGCGCGCTAATGAAATTGGCAAGACAATGGCTCTAGTACAAGTGCATAGCCTGATTCGTGTCGTGGAGGCCCGCAAGAATCGGTTAAAGCATATTATGATGATCGTTAGAGACTGTAATCCAGAAAAGTCCCGAATGACCTTCGAGGCAGCCTGCTCATTGGCTGCAAGGCGAGCTAAAAAGTATCGGATGCCAGTCGGTATCAGAAAGATTGACGGAACACCGATGTGGAACACGTTTTATGTAACCGACAAGAATCGGGATCAGGCGATTAAGATAATTGGAGAGAGGCAATGAAAAAGGCTATCCAAGTGGAAGGTGATGGCAGAACCGCTAAGCAAAAATACGATGAATATATGGCGGATGATAAAGAGCCTGACGCAATCGAGCGCCTGCGATTCTTTTGCGCCCAAGCAATGAATGGTCAGGATTGGCTAGACGTAGAACCATTTTTTAATGATGTGATCGCAGCCACCACCACAGCGCATGGCGTGCCGGTAATTCGCTTGGATATCGCAAATCAAGGCGAAGGCGATTACATCACTGGATGGAGCAATTTGCAGAATTTAAAGCCGGGCGTTTATGAGCTGTTCGCAGCTATCGCCTTGTATCAGGAGAAAGAATAAATTGCAAATGGAGCATATAGTCGACGATGAATTAACCGCCCTCTGTCGAGCCAGAAACCTAACTTCTTTAACCAATGAGCCCCATTGCATTATTCCGACCAATGGGAAATGGGAAATTATTACGGTCGAGAAAGCCGCTAAACAGGCGATGCATGTCAGGGATTTTCACATTGCGAAAGTGAGGGTAAAGGCGTGAGCATTATTGAGTTTAAAAGACCAGAACCCAGCATTTCCCATTTTTGCCTCTATTGCCCCTGTAAACCGGGAGGCCATGAGATGAGCGCCTATTTTGAATTGAACAATGAGGGTATTCATATTGTTGAATTGAAATGCTCACGATGTGGTGAAATTCGACCCATTAAGGATGGGATTTTGACATTGAATGGAAAATAGCCCGAGAAACCTCAATCAAAACGCACTGCTACACAGTCTCTGTGGGCAAATAGCAAAACAGAGACAATGGGCGGGGCAGAAATTAGACACGGAAGGATGGAAAAGACTTGTCGTCGATGCATGGGCCAGAGAAACCGGCAGATCACCCGGCAAAGTCGTTCCTAGTCTGGATTGGCAATCGGTAGTGGTGTTGAATATATCCACTCGCAAATTAGGAAAGCGGGATTTTGCTGAACTAGTTGACTGGCTGCTGGCTTGGTGTGATCAAGAAGGCATTAAAATCAGCGCGCCAGTCGAATACGAAGAGTGGGCGCAGCTTTACAGGAAAGAATAATGAATTTAGCTCAATCAAAGATCGGTAAATGCGTCACCTGCAAACAGCCGACCCCCAATAGAGTGGGATTAAAGTTTGCTTGTAATATTGAATGCGCTATCGAGTTTACGAATCGGGCTAGGGCAAAGAAGAGAGCGCAAGAATTAAGCCATCTCAAAAAGAAAAACAGGGTTGATAGGGCGAGAATCGAAACGCTGGAAACCCTCTGCTCCAGGGCGCAGCGGGATGTAAACAAGCTCGTCATGGCCAGGGATAGGGGTATGCCATGTATATCGTGTGGTTCGCCCAACATCGCCGAGGCAGGCCATTACTTTCATGCAGGCAGCAAATATAGGTGCAGTAGATTCCGCTTTTTTCTGGAAAACATAACGGCGCAATGCAATTATTGTAACCAGCATAAAGGGGGTGGAAATCAGCATGAATATCGTATTGGATACATCGCTAGATATGGTGAAGATGCATTCAAGTATTTAGAAGAATTAAAGCGACAAGCGGATAGTGGTGAGCTGGAACCCCTGTCAAAGGATGAGGTAAGGCAAATAGCAGCAGATGCCAGACGTAAAACGCGGCTTTTATTAAAAGATTGAGCAGCTAAGAATAAATAGCGAATAATTCTTTGCATGTCCGGTAATTGTCCGGTAATATCTGCTCATGAAATCAAATGCCGAATACCTAGCTGACTGCAAGGCCCGTAAAAAGGCTACTGGACTCATTAGAAAAGAGTTCTGGGTCACCGATCAAGAATACGAAGAGCTAAAGAAACTTTATCTACGATTAGTCCGTCGTCGTAAGGGTGATCTGCTGCCTCGTTAAAAGCAGCACGCATTGATGATTGCATTTGTGTAGCTCAATTAGCTCTGGGTTGTTCAAGCGGAGCGCCCGGCAGGGTTGGTAGAGCATGGTCGGCAGGCCTAGGTTGCGGGTTCGATCCCCGTCACAAATGCAATCATCAATGCGGCGGAGCAAATGCTTGCGGACACATTACGCCGGAGAACTCGCCGGACACCGCATTCGATGAGCCTTACATCGTTAAAGAAAGGCAGACCTAATTGATTGGAGAGTGTTGTGATCACTGCTACTTAAAGAAAGCCGCATAACCTTTACTTGATTCAAGGATTAGTTAATGAAGCCTACATCCGAGCTGCCAGGCGAAACAGAATATAACGTCGATGAAAAAATATGGATTTGGAGTGAGATCGAGCGATGCTGGGCCGTGGTGTCGATGGGGTGTGCGATTTCGTTTTGCAAATGCTGGCCGGAGAAATACACATTTTTTTGTGAGTATGGCGATATTGCGCCGCCACATGAGAATTTCTCGCACCCATAAAGAGCACATCCCTGTTAACTGATGATCGAATTCCAGCGCACGGAGAAAACAAATTGACCACTAAGCGCACCAAACACCAGCGTGAACTGTACGAGTTGGCGGGCGAATTCTTTGCGCTGTCTAAACACGCTTATGAAGCGTGGCTTACTTCTACTGTTCCAAATGAAATTGGGTGCGTTTTTGATATTTATCAAGCATCAAAACGCGGCGCGTGCGAAGCAATCAAGCTGGCGGAGAGTGCGAAATGAACGACAAAGAATTGCTGGAGCTGGCTGAGCTTCGAGAAACCCTGTCTTACGACCAAGAATCAGGAGAGTTGTTTTGGTTGAAGACAAACAGTAATGTGTCACTGGCCGGCTCAATTGCTGGGCGCTCAATAAATAGCGATGGATACAGACAGATAGTAATTGCGGGGCGCTTCTATAAGGCGCACAGGCTTGCATGGTTTTATGTTCATGGAGAATGGCCAGATCAAATAGACCACATCAACGGCAACCGTACCGACAACCGTCTGTGCAACCTGCGAAATGTAACCAGCCAACAAAACGCGCAGAACCAGCGAAAGCCGCACCGCAACAACAGGTCAGGCCTGCTTGGGGTCGTAATACGCCCAAACGGCCGCTATCAGGCGGAAATTAGGGTGGATGGCCGCAAGCGCTATCTCGGTACTTTCGATACGCCTGAAGCAGCCAGAGAGGCGTATATCAGCGCGAAGCGCGAGCTGCATCCAGGAGCATTTCTATGACTGATTCAGAGTTATTAGTCTACGCAGCTAAGGCTGCTGGCCTCAAGATAACCAGCATCCTAACGAACGAAGATGGCTTCGCCTATGCGTGCTTGCGTGAAGATTTTATTGGTGACGGAACGCAAATAGAGGTTGAATTTAACCCGCTCATCAACGACGGCGATGCGCTGCGGTTGGCTGTGAGGCTCAACCTGCATGTCTGCATCGAAGCTGAGGGCGCTGGCGTCATCAAGATTGAATGGGATTTCGACGAAGGTGGTTTTGCCCGCCAATCGATTGAGGAAATGGCACCAGTCGGTGGTGATGACTACACCGCCACACGCCGCGCAATAGTCCGCGCCGCTGCGGAAATTGGAAAATCGACGGAGCGCAAGCAATGAAAACCAAAACGATCTACGCAGCGATTGAAGTGCCGGATAATTACGATATTGAAGCTGGTACGCGAAGTTTTTCTGTTACTTCGCGACTGTATGGAAGCGAGGTAGTAGTAGAACATCATTGCCGCATCCTGCCCGAACCGCAGCCGGTGGCGTGCTCACATACTTTGATTGGGCGAATAGATGGGCATTATTGTGCGGATTGTGGGGCAAAGATTACTAGCAATAGTGCTCCCACCGAGAGCCGGCCACAGGGTGATGCAACAATGAATCCAGTTGAGTGGTTTAAGCCGCGAAATAACTGGGATAATCGTATTTTTTACGTGATTGAATGGCCATTGCTTGGGTGGTTGAGAGAAAATGATAGCGATGGAATAGAGTGGACTCATAGCATTGAGGATGCAATTTGCTTCTGTGATAAACGTAGCGCAGACGTAATTATGCGAAGGCTGCATCTAGGATATTCCGCGTTTGTCAGTGAACATGTTTTATGCGCCGGCCCGATTGCTATCGATAACGATATGGCTGCCACCGTAACACAGCAATCAGTAAATACTATGCCGAGAATTTTAAAAGGTATTGGTATTAAAAACGGAGACGGCTGGAAGGATACAACGGAGGTTGGCCAAACAATATTGGCTTGGGATTTAGAGAAACCATCCCCTTATTCGCCGGGGCAATATCCTAGAATTGGCTGCCCTACCTTGTCTGCAAGCGTAGACCAATTCTCTTTTACACCGGCATCAAAACAAGATGTTGACGATTATATTGAAAAGGCTAGGAATTTGGTTGGCGAAATGCTGGTAGAAATAAATTCGCTCAAAGCCACCACCGCAGCGCATGGCGTGCCGGATGATCTTCGGGCGCACGGATTATCAGTTGCGGTCCATAACGATTACCGAATTAACGGCGTAGCTCATACGTTCTGGCTTTTTACCGATGATGTTAGTGGCATGAGCTACAAGGGCGAAGGGAGAACGGATGCCGAGGCATTAAACCAAATTCGTGAACTGCTCAACGCCGCCCCCTCTGCGCGTCAGGATGGTGAGCTGTGATCCGCAAAGTGCTGGAAGTCGAATGTTGTGCTGAATGCCCAAACCGGAAAACTATGGACGATGAAGAATGTTCGTTCGGCCCGCAACACACTTGCGCCAAAACAGGCATCAGTATTCGCAATATATTTGAGCTGCCGCCTACATGCCCGCTTTACTCAGCACCCCAGCCAGCGAGGAACGAATAAATGGGTCATTTTATTGGGGCTGTAGTTCTATTCACGGCGGCTTTTGCTCTTGGTTACCACGGTGGCGCGTACGGAAAAAATACATTGCTGGCTGAATGTGAAAAGACGTTACCGCGCAATCAGCATTGTGTGCTTCGTGCAGAACCCGCGCCGCAATCGGGAGAGAAATTAGATGAGTGAATTAAGCAAATTGGTAGATCAACTAGAGAGCTTGTTGGGCCTCTATGACCTCAACACGCCGAGCTTTGATGAGGTTGTTGAGCGCTTGCGCAAACTTGCCAGCACAGCCCCGCAGCCGAGTGGGCAGGATATTCTCAGCGCGGCTAGAGAGGCTTTTGGTTACGAAGGCGGGCTACAAACCATCAACGCACATGACCTACAGTCTCTTGCGGAGGTGTTAAATGCCGCCCCGCCGCCCGCTGTCGTTGGTGCATCGAGTGAGAACAAGAACGATCTCGAAGAATCCACCGAGTACAAACATCTTGCCTTGATCTGGAACAACTTCAAAAAGCTGGTCAATGCACAAGATATGCCAAAGCAAGGCGTCACGTTTGAAATGGTACAGGCTGCGAGAAGAATCTTGAAACTGGAAAGGCATGGAGAATCAAAATGACACAGGAATTTACATTGGAGGGGAGGCGCATTCTGGATGAAAAGACTATTGACGGCGAATTGCAACAGTTAGTTGAAACCGTTTACTCCCCCGTATGGGTCTGTACTTGTGGTGATTTGCGCTGTAAGCATATCACGCAGATTATTAAACAGGCAGCTTAATTCGGTTATGGTAGTATTTTACTATCGCAGGAGGAATCGACATGATTGATACGCTGATACATCTTATTATCTTGCTGGTTATTGGAGGGTTGGTTTGGTATCTGATTACTCTATTGCCCGTGCCAGCCCCCGTCAAACAAGTCATCAACATTTTTGCCATCCTGATACTGATATTGTTGATAGTCAGCGTGTTCTTTGGTGGCATAAGCCATGGGGTGAGGCTAAGCTAATCCTGTGATAGAATAAATAAATCGCGATGCGAGATCGCCATAGTCCGGTCTATAAACCCGGAACAGGATAATTAATGCCGTTATGTACCCGCCAGCTACCGATTCTCAGAGTCTCGTATTCAGCGGGCGCTGATGTCACGGCTCCTACGGTTGTATCGGCAGCGATTAACACGGCAGGTACGTCGTTAACCCTAACGATGAGCGAAACCTGCGTAATAGGAGCGGGAGGAAATGGCGGGTTAACCATCAGTCCTTCCGGTGGTGCAGCAACACTGACTTACAGCTCAGGCTCAGGCACCTCCAGTCTCGTTTATTCCATTAATCGAACGATCCTCAGCACTGAAACCGTTACTCGATCCTATACTCAACCTGGAAACGGGATAGAGGACTCTTCACCAGCTGGTAATGATTTAGCTAGCTTTACCACACAGTCCGTCACGAATAATTCGACGCAGACTGGCGGAACAATTCTATTCCAAGATGATTTTCTCACTGGGTATACATGGGGCTCGCTGCCCATGACCAGCCAGTCTACCTTTAACACGCAGGCCGGAAGTAACTGGCAATATAATAACGATATGTCAGCCAGCGGTACCGGTCAGGGCGGTATTGATGTTTGGCCAGCCGATAGCAGTAAGCGCTGTTTCTTTATGAAATATGTCCAAAACGGCGATACCAATGTCATCGGCCATAAATTTGACCCCAATTTCACCATTGATACTGGGCGACCCACCGATATTTATGTGCAGTGGAAAGAATATCGTTCAAGTAATTATGATGCAGGCCCTACTAAGGATTGGCGCGTTGATCTTTTTACAGCCGGGCACTGGAATGATTCGCATGATCAATTGGCATGTGAGGTTTATGGCGGCTGGGGCCGTGAATTAGGTACCGAAACAACCGGCGTGGATGCTGTTAACGATACCGGGGTTTTTATCCAAGGCGATTGGAATGGGACGGATTTTGGTGCAGGGACCGTTTGGCACCAGGGCATAACTTTGCCAAACGCCACCGTTTATAAATTCGAGCTGCATATAAAAGTCAATACACCGGGCAATCATGATGGTGCGCTAGAGATGTGGATTGATGGTACAAAATTGACGAATAGTGCTACCGGGATAAAGCTTACCTCCACCACCCGCGATGCCCTCGGACAATCCTATATTGATGGGTTCCAGATGGGGATGGCTGCGACGAATGGACCATCGGGCGGTCCATTTGCGAGCATAACAACGCGCTTTGTTACTGATTTTAAAATCGGTACGGCTTATATTGGGTGATGCATGACCACTTTTTCTGATCCTTTTACACGAGCAAACGAAACGCCATTAACATCGCCCAATTGGCAGACGCTCACCAGTTCCAGTGGGTTTGTGGGAGCAGGACTTAATCTTGCCTCCAATGCGGTCACCGCTCCGGCAACGGGGAATCCGAATTTCTCAGCCATTACTACCACGGCCATGACGGCCAGCAAGACCCAGTTTGCACAAATCACGTTTACCACTGCCCCCACAGGATTTCCGAGCATGGGGTTATTGGTGAACGGTCGCATAGCGACGTCTGGCTCTAACGGGTTTACCGTGGCTTACTCACAAGCGAACGGGACCGTCGATATTATTCGCTGGACGAGTAATTTTGAATTCCCCAATACCGATTTGGATGCCGGGGCAGGAACGACCACCTTTTCGCAATCAGCTTCTTTTGCGAACGGGGATGTATTGCGGTTCGAATGTGAGGACAAAGGGGTCACCGATTACGTCTCCCTGCGGGTTTATAAAAACGGGACCATTATCGGTGCCGAAGTGGTCGCTTCTTACCCCACCGCTACGGCGGCCGGACAACCGGGGTTATTCAGTGATGCCGCTGCTAATGGGGTCATGGATTCCTTCAGCGGTGGTGACATTTCTGCCGCTGCATCGGCTAAACTACTCTCCATGCTCAATAATCAAGCAGGCTTTTAACTCTCGCCGGGAGGCGACAAGGCAATGAGTTCACAAACCGTCTTTGTTACCGCTGGCAAGACTTCGTTTAGCCACGATGTGGCGTTAGTCCAAAAAGCTGCCGCCACCTCTCCAGGCGATCCGATTACGGGCCTAGCCTTTAATACCAGCTCCCTCACAGCCTATTACCGCATTCCTGCTACAGGAACCCTGACGGCGATTACGCTAGCGACGCAAACCGTGGGCGGTGCTTATAGCTCTGGCGGGTTTGTTGAAGTCTCCAGCACAAATGATCCAGGCGGGTATCGATTTGATCCTCCCAATGCGGTTCTAGCAACGGCAGGCGTATCAAAGGTTGTGTTCAATGGCGCAGCCAATATGGCGACGCATACGGTTTATTATGTCTGCTTAGCCGCTGATTTCTTCACCAACACCTATTTAATCGCTGAAGTCACGCGCTGGAACGGTCAAGCCTTGACAGGCAAGACGGGCTCCATTCCTGAATTTGGTATTGTCGATTCGGGTACGGCGCAAGCGGCTACGGGGACTACTCTTCAACTCCGATCTGCCGCTGCCTTTGCCGATTCTGAGTTGATTGGTGCCACAATTGTGATTGTGAGTGCGACTACGGGTGCAGGGCAGTCGCGTGTGATTACGGCTTATACCGGGTCTACCGATACCGCCACGGTCGATACCTGGACTACCACCCCGACGGGAACGATTGTTTATGTAGTGTTTGCCGGAAGCCCAGCGAGTACCAGCCTGCTGCCTTCGGTCAATTCTGTTCAACAGGCCGGGGTTACTCTTAATGCCCCCTACATGACCTCCGGGACGGCACAGGCAGGGGGTAATAACACCATCACCCTCGCTGCGGGGGCCAGTGCGACCAATGGATTGTACGACCCAGGTCTTATTCGTATTGTGTCCGGTACGGGGGTGGGTCAGGCTCGAATGATCCTATCCTATGATGGAACAACGAAAATCGCGGTGGTGGATAGAGACTGGCGTACCAATCCTGACAGTACGTCCGTCTATGAAGTAACAGGTTTAGCCAATATTCTTTCTACGAATGAAGGCATGGCCACGGGTGGTGCGGCATCCACTATCACTCTTAATTCCAGTGCTTCCGCCACCGATAACTTATATCGAGGGCAATTGGTTCGCATTCCCTCTGGTGTAGGTCCTGACCAAGTGCGGATTATTGTGAGCTATGTCGGGTCTACTAAAGTCGCTACCGTTGATCGGGCATGGGACACAACCCCGACGACAGCCAGTGCGTACCAGATTATTCCGGTTGCTGATGCCTACAGCGTGTTGTGGCAGTCCGCTAATACCGAACTTGCAGCCGTTCCGGGCATTACAGCGACATTGGCGGATATGATTAAATGGGTCTTTACCCTGGGTAGAAACAAACGGACTCAGACTGCTACGACACAGTTGTTGAGAAACGATGCGGATTCTGCGACCATTGGGACGAGCACCGATAGTGATGACGGCACGACCGCCATTCGTGGCAAGTTTAGCTAAGGGCTGACTTATGGCGATTAATACTGCCGCGCGCCGCTATGCCTTCTTCGATGAGGGCATGACCTTTCCCGATAATGGGACTTCCGCATTTGACCGGATGGCGCAAATCAATTTCTATTATCTGGTCGGGGGCGGGGGTGATACGACTCCTGATCAATTCACTATTCAGGGGCAGTCAGGCGTTCCAAGAAGCACAGTGATAACCAGTGCTGGGGTTATTCCTGTCGGTTATGACACAGCTACCGCGGTTACGTCGTCGGGATGCACGTGCGCAATTAATGGCGGGGCCTATTCAACGAGTCCTGGCAATTGTTCTCCCGGCGATACCATTACCGCAAGACTGACATCCTCGGCCAGTTATTCCACTTTAGTTTCGGGAACCGTTACAATTGGCAGCGTGAGTGCTAATTTTAATGTAACCACTCTTGCGAATGTCCCGGCAGGCGGAGCCAATAAATTGAAGCGCGCAGTCAAGCAAGCCATTAAACGATTCGTTAAACGAGCAGTGAAGGCATAATCATGACAGCAATGACTTTTAAGGCAGATGGAACCCTCAATGCTACAGTGAGTGGCCCCACCTGGATTCATATTGAAAATGGGGCGACGTTTGGCGGCGGAACTATTGCCCTAAAGTTTCTAGGGGATGATGGTAATTTACATGCCATGCAGGATTCAGCCGGTGCCGTAGTGGCTTATGCTGCAGGGGCTGATGATTTTTATGACTTCCCCAATCAAGCCAATATTTCATTGGTTCTGAGTGGATCGACCAGCCCCACGATTTATGCCCAGATTCGCACGGAGCCCCGCCGATGATGCGAGCGATTAACGATGTGGTGTTCATTGAGCGCGATAAGTACGAAGGTGCTTTGATCGTCGATGAGAAAATGTGTCACGGTGTTGTGATTAGCGTGGGTCCGGGTCGCTGGAAGGCCAATGTCAAAGATATTCAGCCGGGCGGCAAAGTGGAAGAACGCTGGTATCCCACTAGCCTAAAAGAAGGCCAGCGGGTCTGCTTCAGCCTGGACAAGGGCGAGCAACATACCATTGAAGGCAAGAAGGTTGTCGTTATGCGTGAGGACGATATTGCCGGCGTGATCGAAGACGATACCTTTGTAAACGAGCATGGACTAAGAATTAGAGCAAAGGCTACGTTCTCATGAAACCGCTTGCGGTCCTATGGGAAGCAATGAACAGCCTGCCCAAACCAGTGACCTACGAAGCTGCATTGGAGTGTGGCATGCAAGGTTGTTATGAAGCCAAAGAGAATCGAGAACAGTTTAAAGGCTGGTTCGAAACTAATGGCGACCATGTTCTATCAATGCTGAATGGGCAATAAAATGAAGAGTGGCGTATCAAGAGCCGATGCCAACCGCAAGGTACGAATTGAGGCATTACGTGACCAGCTAGAGGCCAAGGGCCTCGTTCAACAAGTAATTGAGACGTCAGAGAAACTCGCCAACCTTGATGAAGAGCTGGACGCCGTTAAAGTTCAACGACTTAGGGCGGCTAATGAGTCCAGGTTTAAGCTCATCAACAAGTATCTCCCCGATGCTAAGGAAGATCAGAATCTGAATCTGTCCGGCGTCTTAGGCATTACCGACATGACCGAGGAAGAGCTTGACCGCCGCATCGAGCAACTTAACAAAGTCTGAGAAAGTAGAGCTTCTCACCTTGCTGGAAGAGAGGCAGCGACGCCTGAAGGATCGGCTAGCCCTCATTGACTACCAGTCCCTGTATGGCTGGCAACACGTATTCAACAAAGCCACCGCCCAATACCACGTTTGCATGCTGATGGCTGCCAACCAAGTGGGAAAGTCTAGGACTGGCTGTTTAATCGATTCGTTTCATTTAACTGGAGATTACCCCGATGATTGGGAAGGCCATAGGTTTGAGTCTCCTACTACATGCTGGCTGCTGGGTTATTCAGGCGAAAAGACTCGCGACCTGCTCCAAAATAAATTATTTGGCCGTATGGTTGGGCAACAGTTTGAGGGCGGGTATATCAAGGCTGCGGGCATCATTGATTACAAATCGATGTCTGGAACTAGCGGCGCTGTACGCGAAGTACGGGTTAGGCATCGGACTGGTGGAATCTCTATCTGTCAATTCTGGTCCTACTCCCAAGGCCAGCATGCGTTAATGGGCGATGTGGTCGATTGGTTTCATATCGACGAAGAACCCAAAGACAAGAATATCTACCCACAGGTTTTGACAAGAACGATCAACGGCGATAAAGGCAAAGGCGGCAGAGGCATTCTCACCTTCACGCCAGAGAATGGACGGACAGAATTGGTGGTCCAGTTCATGGACACGCCGGGGGCCAGTGATTATTTACAAAGAGCCACGTGGGATGATGCTCCCCACTTATCCACAGAAACCAAAGAGCGATTATTAGCCCAGTACCCCGCTTGGCAACGTGACATGCGCTCCAAAGGTGAGCCCTTGCTTGGGGCTGGGCTTATCTTTGATATCGATGATAATAAGATTAAATGCCAATCCTTCGAATGTCCTGATCATTGGTATCGTATTAACGGGATGGACTTTGGCTGGGATCATCCACAGGCTCATGTACAGCTATGGATTGATCGCGATACCGATACTGTCTATGTCGCGCATGCCTATAAAGCCTCCAGAACCAAACCGTACGAGGCTTGGCAGCAAGTTAGAGCCTGGGCGAAGGACATTCCTACGGCATGGCCCCATGATGGTCTACAGCATGAGAAATCATCCGGTGAAGAGCAGATGGCCAGCTATAAGCAGGAAGGCTGGAAGATGTTACCCGAGCATGCGACATGGCCCACTGGCGGTAACAGTGTGGAGCAGGGTTTAGTCGAACTCTATCGGGCTATGGATGACGGCAAATTAAAAGTGTTTTCCCATTTAACCGATTTCTTCGCGGAAAAGCTGAATTATCATCGGGATGAAAAGGGCAATATTGTCAAGGTCCAAGATGATATAATTAGCGCCGTGCGTTATGCTTGGATGATGCGACGATTTGCCGTGCAAAAGGTTAAACGCGTTAAGCCGCAGACTATGTTGCAGCCTGCCGGGTGGATGGGATGAGCACAAAATCTATCATGGATCAGGGGTATGGGGTCATGCTCTATGACATCCGCCAGGATAAGCAGGCGGTCGGCTTTCTTGACGATATCTACGACATAGATCGAACATGGTTTAATGCCAACAAAACCTATATTTCTGATGAAGGATGTCAGATTGCCTGCTTCCCAATGAGTAAGATCAATGGCTGACCCGAAGCAAGATAAAGATAAACGCATCCAAGAGGCGATGGATTTCTTGCACCTCTGTATCGATGCCGATGGCAGCAACCGATCAGAAGCCCTGCAAGCCTTGAAATTCAGTAAGCTGGGCGAGCAATGGCCGGCTGAAATACAGAACTCGCGTCAATTGGAATCAAGGCCCTGCCTGACAATTAACAAGGTGGAGGCCTTCTGCAAACAAGTCACTAACCAACAGCGGCAACAACGTCCTCGCATCAAAGTGCATGCCATCAATGATATTGCGGATGTGAAAATTGCCGACATTATCGCCGGGATTTGTCGACATATTGAAGTGAACTCCAACGCCGATACAGCTTATGACACCGCATTTGATAGCGCCGTGCATATTGGCTGGGGCTATTGGCGGGTAGTGGCTGATTTTGTGCGTCCCGACAGCTTCGATCAGGATATTTATATCCAATCGATCGACAACCCGTTTTCAGTCTATTTCGATCCCGCCTCAGTCTTGCCGGATGGGTCAGATGCAGAACGCTGTTTAATCACTGACATGTTGCCGAAGAAGGCGTTTAAGCGACTCTATCCTAAGGCCGATGATGGGGCTTCATTCCAATTGAATGGTATTGGCGATTCGATGGCGGAATGGATCACCAAAGAAGAGATTCGCGTCGCTGAGTTTTTCTACATGGAGCGCAAAAAGGCAACTTTGTGCATGCTCTCGGATAAAACCACGGCTTGGAAAGATAAACTCCCAGAACCGGATATCCTAGAAATGAAGGGGATATCCGTTATTGCCGAGCGCGAGTCTTATCGCCAAGTGGTGAAATGGTGCAAGCTCACGGCGATGGATGTCTTGGAAGAAAGGGAATGGCCCGGTCGCTGGATACCGATTATCCCCACCTATGGCGATGTGGTTGTTATTGAGGGTAAGCGCAAGAAATACGGGTTAGTCAAGCATGCCAAAGACCCACAAGTGCTCTACAACTTCCAGCGTACTGCCGAGATTGAATCGATTGGCATGGCACCTAAAGCCAAATGGCTAATGGCCGAAGGTCAGGACGAGGGTTATGAACAGGAATGGATGCAGGCCAATCAGTCGGCTAGACCGGTATTGCATTATAAGCAAACGGATGTGGGGGACCAGCCTGCGCCGCCTCCTCAGCGTCTACAACCAGAGCCTCCGCCCACTGGATTGATGGAATCGGCCCTGACGGCGTCGAATGATCTAACTTCAGTGCTTGGCATTGTTGATCCGGCCATGAGAGTAACGGGCAACGTTTCGGGCAAAGCGCTTAATAGTGAAAAACAGCAATCGGACAATGCGACCTTCCACTATTACGACAATATGACCCGCTCAATTTGCCACACCGGGAAAATATTGTTAGACCTGATCCCTAAATATTACGACACCGAGCGCGTGATTCGGATTATCGGTGAAGATGGCCGGCCCGACATGGTGGCGATTAACCAACGGGACCCCGAGAGTGCCGTAGAGAAGGTGCTCAACGATGTGACCGTGGGCGAATACGATGTGGTCATGGATATCGGCCCTGGCTACAACTCGAAACGCCTTGAAGCCGTTGATTCGTTTATGGCGCTGCTGGGAACCCCGTTGGGCGAAGAAGTCGCTAAGGCCGGAGGGGATTTGGCGATCCGGGCGATGGATTTCCCTGGTGCTGAAATCTTGGCAGATCGATTGGCCGCCGCTAACCCATTGACACAAATTGATGAGCAATCGGATGTGCCACCACAGGCGCAAATGATGATCAAGAATCTGCAAAAACAATTGCAGGATGCTCAGCAAATGTTGCAAGCCGCCGAACTGGAAAGGAAGCATAAAGGCTCCATTGTGCAAATGCAGGAAGAGGCCGAGACACAGCGCGAACACATGCGCTTGGCGACCAAGGCCCATGACATTGAGATGCGCGATAGCACGAAACTACAAGCTAACCGCGAGGACAATGCCGCCTGGATGCATGACACGCAAATTAAGGCGCATACCGCGTTGTCGGTGGCTGAAATCAATGCCATGCGTCAATTATTAAGTGACCGCTTAGGGCGTGAAGCAGCAGAAAAATTGCAGAGCAAGGTTGATGAAGAAGAGGCCGAGATCAATTAAATCTATACCCGTACCGGTTCGTTAACCGGGTAAATCCGTGGAGGATTCCATGTCCGAAGTCACTACAGTTACCAGCGAAAATTTAGAACAATTCAATCAGTCCGGTGGGAAGTTACCAATAGAGCCAGAAGTCATTGAAGGCGAATTGGTTGAAGCGCCAGAGGAAGAAGCGGGCGAAACGACCGATAGCGAAGCGCAGCCCGACGAAGCTGAAGAGGTCGAGGAAGAAGAAAAAAAGCCCAAGAAGAAAAACAGCTTCCAAGAGCGCATCAGTGAAGTCACAGCAGAAAAGAATGCCGCCAAAGAAGAGGCGGCACGGTTACGCCGTGAGCTAGAAGAATACCGCAAACAAAAACCCGCCGAACCAGAGATCCAGACTCCCTCACCCGATGAGCGCCCCAGGCCAGAGGATTACAAAGAATGGGCCGATTATGTAGAGGCGCTGTCGGATTGGAAGGTGGAGCAGAAGTTTAAGCAGCAGGATGAACAGCGGGCGCAACGGGAAGTGCAGCAATCCTGGAAGGCCCGAGTTGACGCAGCCAAAACCGAAATGCCCGACTATGACGAAGTGATTCAGAACAGCAATCTGGAGGTCCATAGCACGGTGCGCGAAGCGATTCTCGAAAGCGAATTAGGACCGAAGATTGCCTATCACTTGGCGACGCATCCCGATGTTACCGAAAGTCTTAAAAAGCTATCCATTCCTTCTCAATTGCGTGAATTGGGCAAGATAGAGGCCTCCTTGACAAAACCTATTATTGAAAAGCCCGCTGTCAAAGTCTCGCAAGCGCCGGCGCCGATCAGCCCGATTAAATCCAGCACCGCCACGGATTTGAACGACGATGACCTGTCATTTGAGGACTTTAAGGCAGCTAGACTTGCAGGCAAGATCAAGTAGGTATACTCTTTTAATAGCCGGGGACTATGCGCAGGTGGCACCCGGCCCACCATTGGCTATAGCGCACTCGTCAACCTGAGACGTTCACAGGGTCAATTCGTGGCATCTCCACGCTAAAGAGATAACGGCAGTATCGTTTTCTTTCCTTTATTGTGGAGTGTCATTATGTCAAACAACCTGTTAACGATTTCGAAAGTGACTAATGAGGCCTTGATGGTCCTCGAAAACTCGCTGACCTTTACCGCTGAAATCAATCGTGATTACGATGATCAATTCGCGGTGACCGGTGCAAAAATTGGTAATACCCTGAACGTGCGTCGTCCGGGCCGCTTTATCGGTACCTCTGGCCCTGCGCTGAACGTTGAAGATTTCAACGAAACCTATGTTCCTGTTGTGCTTGGTGATACTACTAAGTACGGCGATCAGTTCCACGTCGATACCCAGTTCACCACCCAAGATCTGGCCTTATCATTAGGCGACTTTTCGGATCGCGTGGTAAAACCGGCCGTGGCCGCGATTGCTAACCGTATTGACCGCGTAGGCCTGCAAATGGCCAAAAATACTGTGGCCAATATTGTAGGCACCCCCGGCACCACGCCCACCAGCTTGAGGACTTACTTGGATGCTGGCGCGTATCTGGATGCCGAAGGCGCACCGCGCGACGGCCGCCGGGCTGTAGTTATTGAACCCTTCACGGCGTCGGCGATTGTCGATTCGCTGAAAGGCCTGTTTGTTCCTGATTCTCAATTGTCCGCTCAATACCGTACCGGCTTGATGGGGCGTGATTCGGGCGGCATGAACTGGAAGATGGATCAGAACGTGGTCTCGCAAACTTTCGGCTCGTGGGCAACCACAGCGGGTACCTTGACAGCCAATACGACGGGCGCGTTCACGGGTTCGATTGCGACCGGTTGGGCCTCGACCTCTACCATCACGCTGACCAACTCACAAACACTGACCTTGCAACAAGGCGACACCATTCAAATTGCCAACGTCTATGCGGTCAACCCGCAGAACCGTCAGTCTTATGGCAAGCTGCGCAGCTTTGTTGTAACTCAAGCGGTGACAGGTGCGGCGGGTACGATTTCGGTAATCGTCTCCCCGGCTATTATCACCGGTGGTCAGTTCCAGAACGTCTCTGTCGCAGCCACTTCGGCCACCGCAACAGTTACTCCGTTGTCGATTGCCGCGACTACCGCGACTGCTGTAACCAGCCCGCAAAACATTCTGTTCCATAAGAATGCGTTCACGCTGGCTACGGCTGATCTGGAAGTACCGCAGGGTGTCCATTTCGCGGGGCGTGCCAGCTCGAAAGCGGCAGGTCTGAGCATTCGGATCGTGCGTCAATACACCATCAACAATGACGCAATTCCGGCTCGCTTTGACGTGCTCTTTGGCTTTGCCCCGTTGTACGCCGAACTTGCATGCCGGATCGCTGGTTAATCATTTAGCGCCCCTTCGTGGGGCCTTTTAATTGTGGAGAATAGCTATGAGTAATCCAGGTCCGGCAACAGCGGTAACCGTTAACCAACAACCGGTCAACAATAGCCAGGCGCTTGTATTGATTGGCGTCCTGAAAGGTCTGAGTGTGGCTTCGGCAGGCGATACGCCGATTCCCTTGGTAGGTCCCATCGGTTCTTTTGTCCCCACCGTGGTTCTGACCACGAATGCCAACGTTACCATGGCCACTGCCACGGTCGGTATTTATACCGCTCCCGCTGCTGGCGGTACGGCTGTTCTGACCACTGCTGCACTTACTGGCCAAACTACGACAGCGTTTGCCTATGTGCGTGCAGCTACCGCTGCTGCGGCTAACGTGACTCCCACCAGTAACGTGCTGTATGCCAACGTCGGCACAACTGTCGCCACGGGTACAGTTTATCTGTATTTGTATGGTTATGTGACTGGCTGATGGCTTGCCCCTTCGGGGGCCTTTTTGGAGATAGCATATGACCACCATGAATATCGTGCGCGGCAATATCGCACAAACCAAAGTCTTCGCGACCAGCTTAGGACCGACAGCGCCTGCTTCAGTAGCGGCCAATATCACCGCGCCACAAACCTTCACCATTCGCGGTGTAAAACCGGGGGATTATATTAATTGCCAATGTGCCACCGCGCAGACGGCCGGCATTTCGATTGCTAATGTTCGCGTATCCGCAGTGGATACAATTATTGTCGATTTTAACAATTCGACGGCCGGTGCATTGGTTCCTGTCGCAGGTCCGTATGGGTTTGTCTGGGGCACACCAGAATCACTACCCCTGGGTACTGATGCAACCTGATAGCGCTGTGAAGCGTAATCCCTAGGGCTGGCTCGCTGGCCCTCTTTTTAAAGGTGAGCCATGAGCAACCCAGGCCCCAGTTCTGCCTCCACTGTTAATAATTATCCAATCACTACCGATAATTTAACTACTGATTCTTACGTGCAATCTCAGCTCTCGTTGGCATGCTCAACAATTGGCATTCCTGTCATCACTACTAATAATAACTATGAATTAAATGCAACGATAAATTATATCGACCCTACTGTCCTGGCATCAGCAATCACCGCACCCGCCAGATCAGGCTTTCCCAATATTATCGGCCAGAACAATGCCAAGCCAACCGGGGCGGGGGCAGCTGGTTGGTCAACTGATACGGGCTATATTGCAGGTGCCGCAGAAGAGGCGGGGATTACCGGCGGCTCTTATGACTGTATTGTCAATGCAATTGCTGGCGGAGTTGGGAACGGCCATCATTGTTTGATCTATTGGAACAGTAATGGGCATGGCTATATTGCCGGCGGTTCCTATCATCGGTTAAGTGCTGGCTATGGGTTTATTGGGGCCGGTACCGGTCATTATTTGCATGGCGATTACGGCGTAATTTGTGGCGGTAATGCCAATGAGCTAGCTTCTCCGCGTGGTTTTATCGGCGGTGGAGATACGATTTCGGTATTAGCTACCGGCTCTGGGAGCACCGTTGTTGCCGGCAACGTGGTTTCAATTGCCAGTGCTTCATCCTCTTATAATTTCGTTGGTACTGGTGGCACGATCGCGCTGGGCGCCTTCGGCTATCAATATTGCGGAACCGGCAACTCGATTACCCTGGGGGCAGTGGGGGCGACCAGCCTCAATGGCGATACGATCACCATCAGCGCCAATTCAGATTACACAACCAACATCAATGGCAAAAATAACACCGCTGCTGCTGTAAAAAACGTATTGATGCAGGGCCAAGACTTATTGCCCTCGGTCGATGGCTCCTTCGTTCGTGGCTCCGGCAAATTTGCGGCTCAGGGCGATTCCCAAGCATTGGATTGGAGCTGTCAGGGAACAACGACTGATGCAACAGCCGCTGTTAATCTGCTCATTCCAAACAGTCAAACATCACAAGCCACCTTCGCCGATCAGTCAACAATATCTGGTGTTTGCTACATCGAGTATCGCTGCACAACGGCCGGCGCGGATTATGGCAAGTCGGGCATGTTTGAAATTCCGTTCGGTGCCAAAGTGGTGAATGGGACTATCTCATTGCTCTACGGCGGTAGCGGCTCGGCTGGCAATGTTTCGCGTGTTAACGAAATGTCTGTTGCAGTTGATCCCTATCTCGCTGTTGTCGATGCCACGTTGCACTATTTGCAAGTCAAGGTGGAGGGCATTGCTGCACGCAATATTCGGTGGCGCGCAAGATTTGTCGCACAGCAAATAGTTGGATGATTAATGATGACGCAACCAATCGATATTATTTCAGGTGCACTCCGCTCCATCGGCGCTTTAGAAGCCGGCGAAACCCCGTCGGCCTCCACGGCCAATGACGCGTTAATCCTCCTCAATGACATGCTGGACCAGTGGTCGAACAGTCCATTGATGATCCATTACACCACCGAAATTATTCATCCGCTCACCGGTAGTCAGTACCAATACACAATCGGTCCAGGCGGTCAAATAGGTTCGATATTCGCCGGGTCTATCTCGGCGAATACGTTAACCGTTACCGCAGTGACTTCGGGGGCTATTGCCATTGGACAGACCCTTTCGGGCGCTGGGATTACGACGGGGACAAAAATCACCGGATTTACCACCGGGGCGGGCGGGCAGGTGAATAACCTCGGCACCTATACCGTTTCGATTGCGCAGACCGTTGCCTCGACATCGATTACCGCCAGCTACCAAAGACCCCTACGAATCAACTCAGCCTTTGTGCGCGTAGCGACATTGGATTACCCGGTCTCGGTAATCACTGTGGATCAATACGAAATGATCGGTCTTAAGGTATTGAATGGACCGTGGCCACGCGCGGTGTATTATCAGCCTTCTGAATTGTTGGGGAATTTGTTCTATTGGCCCAATCCCTCCTCCGGTGAAATGCATTTATTCTGCGATACCGTCTTAGCTAATTTTTCTAGTATCAGTGATGCCGTGAATTTGCCGCAAGGCTATAACATGGCCCTGCGCTGGAATCTGGCTGAATTATTGATGCCGGAGTACGGGAAATCCGATCCCGGCCAAGCGCAGATGATCATGAAAAATGCAGCGCAAGCCCGAGGAGCCGTGAAGCGCACTAACACGAACCCACAATCGCCGGTCCGCTTCGATAATGTACTGACCACTCGCAGTCGCAATGATGCGGCCTGGTATTTAAGTGGTGGGTTTCTCTAATGGATTTTGGATTTTGTGGTGATGCCTACACAGCGCCAAGCATTTATCAGGATGATCAGGACCTGATTAATTTCTTTGTGGAAAACGATCCCAGAAAAGAAGGCAAAACCCCAGCAGGCCCAGCTGATCGGGGGGATTTAACCCTCTATCCAACCCCGGGTTTAGTATCGCGGTGTCAACTCAAATCCGCCGAAGTAAGGGGTCTCTACGTGTTGCCTGGCGGCGCACAAATGGCAGCGGTATCCGGCGACACGGTTTATTTAATCAATACCTCTTATGCGTCAACCATCATCGGCACGCTCAATACTTCATCAGGGCAAGTTAAAATTACAGGCAACGGCATCGATCTGTATTTTACCGATGGCACCTATCGATATGCGTATGTGATTTCTACCGGTGTTTTTTCGGTTAAGACCGATGGCGGATTTACCGGTGGGGAAGTGTGCGACATTATCGATAACTTCATTGTGTATAACCGACCCGGTACTCAACAATGGGGCGCTACGGATGCGCTTTCGCCCGACAGTCAAGCATTGAGTTTTGCCTCTAAATTCGGCTCTTCCGACAACCTCGTCTCTTTGATTTGCGATCATCGCGAAGTCTGGTTATTGGGCGAGCAAACCTCCGAGGTGTGGGTGGATGTTGGGGCTTTCCCGTTCCCGTTCCAGATTATCCCAGGCACTTCCATGCAGCACGGGTGTTCGGCGAAATACTCGGTATCGAGACTGGGTAACTCGTTCGCTTTCATGTCGCAAGATACCCGAGGCAAGAACATTGCCGTTCAAATGGATGGCTACCAAATGGTCCGCATTTCCACCTCGGCCGTGGAGAATGATTTAGACGATGATTATGTGGCCGATGCGATAGGGTTTACTTATCAAATCCGTGGCCATGAAATGTACGTCTTAAACTTTCCGACCGCCAATAAAACCTGGGTCTATGATGGCTCTACCCAAATGTGGCACAAATGGCTGGCATGGGATGCAGTTAACGGGTATTACCGGCATCGAGCGAACTGCCATGCGTTTTTTAACGGCGCGTCCATCGTGGGGGATTATCAAAACGGCAAACTCTACTCGTTAGAGCATGCTGTCTACACCGATGATGGATCGACGATTCGTCGCCTTCGGCGCTGCCCGCATTTGCTGAATGATTTCAAGCGAGTGTTTCATAATACCTTGCAGATTCAATTCCAGCCCGGTGTTGGATTGGATGGTGGGGTCCAGGGAAGCGATCCACAGGCGATGTTGCGCTGGTCCAATGACGGTGGTTCCACATGGAGCAATGAACACTGGGTGTCGATTGGGCAAATAGGGCAATACAAAAATCGGGCTATATGGCGGCGACTAGGCCAAGCCAGAGATAGGATTTATGAAGTGGTCATCAGTGATCCGGTCAAAGCGGTGATTGTATCGGCCGACCTGGACGCCAGTACGGGGGCGCATTAATGCCGAATATTCCCAAGATTAAATGGCCGCAATCGCCCTTTGTCGATAAATCGGGAAATGTGGCCCGCGAGTGGCAGCAATGGCTATTAAACCCGCAATTTATTACGTTAAATCTCGACACGGTGTTAGCGGTTGGCAGTGGCGGGACTGGCATTACCGATCTCCCTAGTGATGGCGAATTATTGATTGGCGGGAATGGGTCTTATTTTCTATCTACTCTTACCCCCGTTGCTAATAGAACCTCCGTCATTAATGGGGTTGGAAGTATTACGTTTGATATCTCTGCTGCCTACACAGGACAGACCTCCATTACTACGCTGGGGACAATCACTACCGGTGCATGGAGCGCTTCGACGATTGCGGCAACCCGTGGCGGTACTGGATTGTCTGGGTATGCGGTAGGGGATTTGGTATATGCAGATTCAACCACCTCATTATCCAAATTGGCCGATGTTGCTATAGGGAGTGCGTTAGTTTCAGGCGGTATTGGGGTTGCGCCTTCCTGGGGAAAAATAGGGCTCACCACCCATATCTCAGGGACTCTGGCAGCCGGAAACGGAGGCACTGGACAGTCCGGGTATACGACGGGCGATATTTTATATGCCTCCTCGGCCTCGGTCTTATCGAAACTAGCCATCGGGTCAGCCAATTATATCTTCGGGGTGAGTGCGGGGGGTACTGGACCTGAGTACAAACAGCTACTGGGGACAGCGAATCAGGTCACGATTACACATGCAGCCGGATCGATTACGTATTCACTCCCACAGAGCATTGCTACCACCTCCAATGTCACCTTCGGCTCAGTGACCTCTACCGGCGCTTTTGGATGTAATGGTAAGGTGGCCCAAACCGCTTCGGCAGTCAATGCGGCCATTGCTGGTAGTGCTGGTGCTACTTATACCGCGACCGAGCAAGGATTGATTAACAGCCTCATTGCGCAGATCAATTTACTTCGGACCGCATTAGTCAATAATGGGATAGCGGTATGATAGAATCCAAAAAGTACAAGAGCTTATAAGATGAAGAATTTTGTACGTATTATGTCAGGCATTGATATCTCTACGGCAATTAATTCGGTATGGCAAAACCCTCAATTATTCAATCAATACACGTTGCGCACTAAAACACCGGGCACTCCGCATTCAGAGGTCAGCGATATTTGGCTGCGCATGAATGATTTGAACAAATGCAAACAATCAATTGAATCATCGGAACATTTCGATCACCGGGAAAGCATTAACTATCCGGCCTGGCACGAGCTGTCACCAGTCCAAGCGTTAATTATGGCAACCATGACCACGGTCCGAGGAACTCGGCTAGGACGTTGTTTTATTTCCAAGATGCCGCCCGGCGCCAAGATTGGGTCGCATAAAGATGTCGGGGATGATTTATCGATTTATTACGACAATGAACCTTACTACTCGCGCTTTCATATCGTGCTGCAGGGAGAGCCAGGAAGTTTATTTATTTGCGAGGATGAACAAGTGTGTATGCGCACCGGGGAGCTTTGGAGTTTTCGGGGGGATCGGGAGCATTCGGTCATCAATAATTCAGGTGGCGATAGAATCCATATTGTGTGTGATATCAAATGCTAACTGCACAGGTAGAAAATTTCACCGAAACGCTGGAAGAGTTAAAGCCTCTACTGCCGGCACATTATGAAGAATTGGCCCTCAATAAAGACAAAGTTCCTTTGTCGCCCCAATACAATATCTATGTAGACCGCGATGCGCAGGGCGGTATCTTGTTCGTGACCCTGCGGGATGAGGGGCGGTTGGCAGGGTATTTTATTGGATTTGTCGCACCGGGATTGCATTACTCCACCTGCCTTACGCTACAAATGGACATTTTCTACGTATATCCTACCTTTAGAGGGTCGGGCGGCGGTAAATTGCTATTTCGTTTCGTTGAAGAAGAGGCGAGACGGCGCGGTATACAAAGGATGTTTGTTGGTTCAAAATGTCACAAAGAGGCCTCATGGTTATTCGAACATTTGGGGTATGAGCGGTGTGAGGTCTTTTACACCACTTGGCTAGGGTGATCGCTGTGAAGCGAACAGGAGTGATATATGGTTGCCGCTGCTGTTGTCGGTAGTGCCGTTGTCGGTGGGGTTGTTAGCAGCCAGGCATCAAAGTCGGCTGCTGATTCTCAATCGAAAGCGGCTAAGAACGCATCAGATGCAACGATGCAGCAATTCTATACCATCAATGACCAGCAGGCGCCTTATCGCCAGTCGGGTTATGGAGCGTTATCCGCATTAAATAATTATCTCGGCATCGCCCAAAACGCGCCAGAACAATCCGAAGCAAACTTCGATTCAACCGCCTACCTAGCTGCTCATCCAGAAGTGGCCGACAAATCAAAGTGGGCCGGAACACCCTGGCAACATTATCAAATGTATGGCAAGGGCTACGGCTATCAATTTACCGGTAACAATGATTACAACAATCAATTAAAAACCTCCCAGAATGGGTCAAATAATCCGGGCTTTGGGCAATTCACACATCAATTCGATGCGAACGACCTCAATGCCAACTTGGCGCCAAATTATGACTTCATGCTCAAGCAGGGTCAGGGGCAGGTAGGCAATACGTTAAATTCCACTGCGGGCCTATTAAGTGGGAACGCCCAACAAGGTTTGAATACGTTCACGCAAAACTATGCGAAGAATGCCTATCAAGATGCATTCAATAATTACACGACCAATCAAACCAATATCTATAACCGTCTCGCCTCGTTAGCCGGGCTGGGCCAAACCTCGCTGGGTCAAAGTGCGGCCGCCGGCACGGCCGCGACCAATGCCTCTAACAATTATTTAACCTCTGGCGCCGCTGCCAATGCAGCAGGCACTGTCGGGCAGGCTAATGCGTTAAGTAATGCGGCGGGCACGATTGGGAATTATTACGCACTTTCATCGATGGCGGCTTAACCATGGCAATTGATCCTTCGATAAGTCTATCCGCCAAAGCGCCCGATTCCATGGCGAATCTGTCCTCTCTTGCGGGCACGGCTACAGCCTTACAGAATCTGAAAAAATCCAAGGCCACATTTGCCGCCGATGTTGCTCAACGCGCAGCCGAAGCACGTACCGCTGGCGCGAATGCGAATGTCGCGGAACAAACACAACAACCACTAATCGCTCAGCAACAAGCGCAGACTGAAACCGCGCAAACAGGGGCTCAGAAAGCCTCGTTTGATCTGACGAATGCCAAACATCAAAAAACGATAGAACAGATCACCGGATTGATCGGGGATGAAGCTATCCGTAATGGGGACCCGAAAGGGATCAGTGATGCCCTGGATTCAGCCGCGCAAAACGCCATCCAATACGGTTCAAGCCCCGAAGAAGTGCAGGCCTCGATTGCGCCTTTAAAACAATTAGCCATGAAGAATCCGAAAGCAGTACAGCCGGCCTTGGTTAATATGCTGCGACAAGGCTTAAACATGGGGAGCCAGGCGAATGTCCTGCAACCTTCCGGCCCGATGATCAATACTGGACAGGTTCAATACCAAGCTAATGTCAATCCATTGGCCGCCGCGCCACAAGGGCCAATAGCTGGGACTGGGGCAGTTAATCAAATCCCTGTAGGGACACAGGTATTCAATGCCGGTGCGAACGCTCCGCAATTGGTGGGCCCTGGCGGTATGGCTGGCCCTCAGTCGGGTGCTGCATTGGGCGTGCCTGAAAACATCAAAGGAACGGTTGACGTTGTTAACAACGATTTTGCTACGACTCAGGCCAATGCGGCGAATGCCCAGAACGCGATTTCCATTTTGCAGAACATCAAGAAATATGCACACGGTGCTGCTACTGGGATCGCGGGGACTGGCGGGATTGCCTCGATTGCCTCGGACATTGCGCGAGTTACGGGACTCAGCGAAGGTGATGTAAAAGCCAATACCGATATGTTAGCTAAGAACGCCAATATGTTAGCGCTTACGGGCGGCGATACGAATTTGGCCAGAACCCTGGCGGAGGCGGCCAACCCCAATACCCATATGAACCCGGAGGCGATTCGCAAAGCAGCCGATCAGGTCATGTCGATTCACGAATTGAGTTTGGCCAAACAAAAATACATCGGCCAATTTAAGAACGATCCGCAAACCTACGTGCAGAAACTGGCCGATTTTAACGCGGTGGCTGATCCACGTGTTTTCCAACTAAAAAACATGAGCCTCAAAGAAAAGGCCGAAATGAAATCATCGATGACACCTGCCGAACAGCAACAGTTTGGCGAGATTCTACGTAAAGCCGAATCGATGGGGATCGTTAAATGAGTCTCGCCGCCGACTGGGACAAGATTCCGACTCCGGCACAAGGGAAATCTTTGGCGGATGATTGGGAATCGATCCCTGCGGCCAAGCCCGAAGAGCCGGGCTATATGTCAAAAATTGGCGATTCAGCGCGCAAATTCCAAGCTGCCGTTGATAAAGACAATGCTTTGATGACCGCTCCCAAAGCGGTTGGCGAAGTCGCACTCAATGCGGTGACGGGAGCCCCTCTCACACTGTTAAAACACGGCGTGGAAGAGGGTGCTTATCTCTCCGGCCAAGCACCCCAACAAGCGGCAACGACGGCGCAGCGCGTGATTCCGGTTGACGGGTATCAGCCCCAGTCGGAGGCCGGTCAAGCATTAGGCGAGCTGGCAGGCAATGTGGTGAGCCCCCTCGTCGATGCGGGAAAATGGGCCGCTCAGAAATTAGGGTTATCGCCTGCTGCCCAGAATATCGCGGGGGATTTTGCCCCGGTTGTCGTTCCCAAAGTTGCAAGCGCGGTCGGCAAGGCAGTTATCAGTCCTCTCGACACGGTTGCAAAAGCCTCCAATATTGTACAAACCGGCATTGAAAACGCTAAGGCAATGCCAGGACTGACTAAAGATATTGCCTCGCAAGGTTCGTTATCCGCTATGCGGGCGCGCTTTAATCAGTTGGCTGACCAAGGCAATGCTCCAGCTTCTCAGAATGCCATTACGCCACAAATGTTACGTGGTCAGGAGCCTCTTCCAGAATCAGTCAAAGAAGTGCCTAAACAGGCCCCAGAGATTACCCCGGAGAATGCAAGCCCGGAGCTGAAAGCTGTTTTAGACAAAACTCAGAATTTAGGCCAGGAGGCGGTCAAGCGTCAGCTAGAGGCCGATTCCCTTCCGGTGAAAATGCAACTATCCCCCGGTCAGGCAGCGAACGACATTCATAAGTTATCGGATGAGTTCAATATGCGCGGCACCAAGGAAGGGGCACCCTTGGCGGATTTGTTCAATCGCCAAAATTCGAATTTAATCGATAACGTCAATGCCATCCGTGATCGTGCTGCGCCTAAGGCCAGTGGGTTAGACCATGTCGAGAATGGCGAGTCGTTGATGACGGCCTATCAAACCGCCGACGCCCAGCTGAGAAATATGATCAGCGATAAGTACAAGGCGTTAGAAGAAGCCAATGGCGGGCAGTTTCCTTTGGATGGAAAATCATTCGTCGATGCTGCTGATGAAGCCCTGGCCAAAAAGCTCAAAACTCATTACGTCCCGGCCGATGTCAGGGCAACCCTCAATGATTTACGGGAGGGCGGCAAAATGACGTTTGAAGATTTCGAAACCCTGCGCTCTGACCTGGCTGAAACCGCCCGCAGTGCAACAGATGGAAAAGTCAGGCAGGCGGCCTCCATCATCCGGCAGAAGCTCGAAGACATGCCCATGCCCGAAGGTGCTGAGCACTTAAAACCTTTAGCCGACGCCGCAAGAAGCGCTGCTAAATCTCGATTTGATCTGTTGGATAAAGACCCTGCTTATAAAGCGGCGGTGAATGAATCCACCCCGCCCGATAAGTTTGTGCAAAAGTATATAATTAACGGCAACAAGAATGATTTACAGCAGATGCGCGAGAATCTGGCCGGTGATCCGGTGGCGCATGAAAACATTGCGGCTGCAGCCATCAATTATCTGAAGTCACGCGCGGGAATCGTTAACGACAATGGCAATTTCAGTCAAGCTGGATATAACAAGGCGCTGGAACAATTAAAACCCAAATTAGATTATTTATTTGATCCGGTCACCGCGCAGCAGATTCAAACCCTCGGGAATGTTTCTCGCTATACCCAGTTACAGCCTAAAGGATCGTATTTCAATAATTCCAATACTTTTGTATCGGCCGCTAAAGGTGCTGCCGAGGGTGCGTTGAATGTTAAAACGTATGGGTTATCCGGGGTTGTGAAAGATGCATTTACTTCCGGCAAGAAAGCGCGCGCCGCTCAAGAAGCGGTTAAGCCAGGAGCCGGGATTCAATTGAAAGACATTGGTAAGAATCAATAACGCGAGGGTTTTCGCAACCAGAGGACGAATTTTTTACCGACTTGCGAAATACAGAACAGGAATATACCGACTGCGATGGCGGCGAATATTGACCCACCGTTAGCACATACAATCAATGCGAAAGTAACAATTAACAGATAGATCAGATTCATAGGGTGAGATATGACAGCTAACTTAATGCCGTGGCCATTGGCGAAATTCTTTCAGCCCAATACGAATCTACCCCTGGCAGGGGGCAAAGTCTATACCTACGCCGCAGGGACTGCCACGCCCCTGGCGACCTATTCCGATCCTGCCGGGACAATTCCTAATGCAAATCCGGTCATCTTAAATGCCAATGGCGAGGCCTCCATCTATTTAACCGATGGGCTTAGTTATAAAATAAATCTATTAGATGCCAGCAATGTACAAGTCCCTGGCTATCCAATTGATCAAATCACGAATCTCAGTTTTGCCGCCTCTCAATTACGCGCCGATCTGGCCAATACCGCTAATTCCGCGTTAGGGGATGCTTTAATCGGTGTCCATCGCACTGGAACGGGAGCTGTTGCTCAATCCTTGCATAATTGGATCGAGACGCGGGTATATAACATCATGGATTTTATTGATCCATTATCACCGCCCACAGACTGGACCGTTGCTATTAATCTTGCCTATGCGCGCATCCCGTCCACCGGTGGCATATTGGAATTTCCCGAAGGAGATTTTGCCTTTGGAACCGCCCTAAGCTTCACCAATGCAAAACCATTGATCGTTAGGGGTCAGGGGGAATTTGCCACGCGACTAAGGCCCACTTTCGCAGCGGGGAATGCGCTGACGGTGAATGGGCCGTCCCTATTCGGGATGAAAGACCTGCGCATCGTTCCTACGGTGGCGAGAACCAATGGCACCTATGATCTTTATTGTCAGAATATGGAGACCTGTGTTTTATCCAATCTGTATTTAGATAACGATACTGGCGGTCTCATTAAAGTTGAAACGTGTAATTTTCTTCAAATGGATAACGTAAGAGGAGAGTCGGGTGATGCCTCTTCGAACACAGGGGATACCTGCCTGCGGTTAAAATCGGTGGGAGGCTGTGTCGATAATACGATTATGCGAACCCTAGCCCCCAGTGGAACGTATTCAAATGGTCCATCGCTATTCATTAGTGGTCCGCTCACATCGTTAAGAATTGGTGGCACCTGTGCATTTTCGGGCGGCGGCCCTCGATCTAAATTTAATGTATCGGGCATTGTGTCGACGGGAGCTAATTTTACGGTCACCACTTCAGTCGCGCATGATTTCCAGGCGGGTGATTTTTTGGTGCTTCGTGGCTGCACTCCGGCTGCGTATAATAAATTATGGCGAATTGCCTCGGTCGGCAGTTCTACCCTTGTTGTGACCAGTACGGCCAATCCTGGCCCTACCTCAGTCAACGGCACGGCGGAATCAATAACAGCCTGTGCATTCATCTCGAATGAAGATGGGGCCTGCAATGAATCGAGCATTGCCGGTGGGGTTTTGTTTGAGGCCATGCAAACCAATTTATATGGAACAGTTGGACTGTACTTCGATGGCCGCCGAGGAACAGCCGGTGCTCGGTATGCGATGCAGGGCTGGAATATTACGGGTAATTATTATGATTTCGGCTGTATGGGGGTTCTGTTAAGCGGTACGGCGGCTACTGCGTCAAACGATCCAACCTTGTTTGGTTTTGATGTCGATGGCACCTACGAATCCATTACGCGCGGCATCCATGTTGATCAAGCCTGCGGCATCACAATTGGACGAGTGAGGGGCATCGCCAATCAATCTTCGGCTAACGACAATTTAAGCAACAGTTCTGCTATTTATATTTATGCCGGTCCCTCCGCGCCATTTTCGCAGGGGATTACGATCAATGGCTCAAACATAGGGCAGGTACGCTCATGGTATACCGGGCATGGCGGCAGATGTTACTCCAACGGGATAACGCTCGACAGCCCTGGTATTGATGATTTAACCATCACTGGCGCGACAGTGTATGGCAGTGGCAGTGCTATTTCCGATGTTAATGGAGCCGTTGTTACTGCTCAGCGCTGGAAGATAAGAAATAACACCTTGGCCAGCGGGGCATGGCCTATCAGTAATTCGACCATTATCCCGCAAATTGCTTCTGCCACGAACATTAATATCGATCCTTTCAAAGATGTTCAAAAAATCACCGGCACGACCAACATCCAAGGTATAGCGCCCGGCTGGTTTGGCAAGGAAGTCACCTTAATATTTACCGGCGCATTGAATCTGGTATCCGGAGGAAATATAGCGGTGACTGCTAATTATGTAGTAGCAGCGGGGACGGCTGTTAATTTATACAATGATGGTACTAGCTGGTACGTGCGGTAAATTAGTTATAAGGAGCACGGGGTGAAGAATGAGGGCGATGCGGTGAGGGATGATGCACAGGATGATTTCTTTGCACACTTGCGCAAGCAGGATGCGGAGATAGCAGCGATTCGGGAGGATATTCAATTCCTTGTTGACGTCAGCAGGAATCTGGAAGGCTTTGCACAATTTTGTTGTCGCTGGGGCCGCAGGATTAATCGAATGATGAAGTGGATCGCGACGATTGTGGCTCCTTTGGTCACTGTATACGCCTTGTTCAAAGATTCGATTGACGCCTTATTCAAGCGGTGGTTTGGATGATCGAGCTTCTGCGTCGGTATAACCCGGATGGCACATTCGGTCAGATGACGTTAGAGGATGGATCGGTCTTTGCGACAGTAGAAAGGCCCTGGCTGGATAATCAGGTCGGCGTTAGCTGCATACCCGAAGGCGTTTACACCTTAGCGTTGCGCGATTCCGAAGTGGTCAATCGAACCACGCACGGTAAATATCAGCGCGGCTGGAATGTCACCAATGTCCCTGAGCGCAGCCTCATCATGATCCATATTGCCAATTTTCCACACGATGTCCAAGGTTGTATTGGGGTAGGGTTAAAACAAGGTTATCTCGCCGGCAAATACGCTGTATTGCAGTCTCGTTTTGCCTTTGATCGCTTGATGGCCAAACTGGCACTGAAAGATACATGGACCTTAGAAATCAAGAAAGATGCAACCTAACTTTCCCGGAGATTATCTATGTCATTAGACCCTTTAACCGCCGCCCTTGATATTGGCAACAAAGTAATCGATCGATTATGGCCAGATCCCACACAGGCCGCTGCTGCCAAGATGGAACTACTGAAACTCCAGCAATCGGGAGAGCTTCAGCAAATTGCCGGGCAAATCGAGATTAACAAGGTAGAGGCTGCCAACACGAACATATTCGTCGCTGGCTGGCGACCCTTCGTTGGGTGGGTGCGCGGTCTCGCTTTTGCCTATGCAGCGATTGGAGAGCCTTTGGCGCGGTTTGTGGCAACAGTCTGCTACCACTATGCCGGAACCTATCCTGCTATCGACACAACACTCACGATGCAATTATTGTTTGGCTTGCTCGGCCTGGGCGCGTTTCGCTCATTCGATAAAGTCAAAGGCACCTCTAAATAATGGGAGACTCCAATGAAAAGACTTATGCTCGCTGTCCTGTGTGCCTCTGCTGGTTTTGCTGGTGCGATCAATCCGTGCCCAACGGGATCGGGCACCACTTGCCCGGTGAACACTGTGTGTTTAAGCTGGAGCCCACCGACTACAAGAGAGAGTGGGGCAGCTATTGGGCTAAGCGAAATAGCAAATTATCAACTACGGTTAAATAATAATTCTCCGATCACCGTGACGGGCACGAGTTACAACTACCTGGTTCCTACCGATACTACGGTGAAAACAACCGATACCTGGTCAATTTTTACCGTGGATACCTTGGGGAATAAAAGCACCACACCGGCCAGCTGTTTACAGCCGGTAGCGGTGGCCGGAAAAAAGTCCAATCCAGGCGCCCCCACTGTGCTTATGATCATTACGGGCGGGTAGTGTGTACGCGGTGGAATTAAAAGTCAGGCATTGCATCGTCGAAGAATGGTGGAATGTTGGCCTGATTCTTTTGCGTGTGGGCCGGTTGTTGGCGGGCTTGATCCACGGCCTCCTGACGGGGTTTCGGATCAAAGGCGGCCAACCAAATACTTCCCTCTGCATCGATCTTACAACCTGCCGGATTAAAGCAAGCGTCCAGTTTGATGCGAAGCCCCTTATCAGTCTCCAATAGCGTCCCTACCTTGCGAGTGATGTATTTCTTCTGCCCGTCTTTTTCGTAGGTGCCGATCGTTGCTACGATGTCACGATATGCCATTACTTTGAACTCCCGAAAAATGATTCCCTAAACTCGGTGCTTTTCATAATCTTGATTTGCTCCGTGGTAAAACAACCCCCGCGTGATGGCGCTCTCCATAGCCCAATGCGGACATGCCGTGGCAGCTCTTCCCATGCCTCACAGGCTGGAGACAATTCGCCCTTATCAATGCCCTCTTGAATCGCTTTAATGCTTTTGGCGTAAATCTCCTGGTAGTACTCAAACCGTTCCTGCGCGATCATTTCCGCGTACTTCTCGACAAACTGATCGTGCGAGCGAGACAGCAGCGGGAGTTCACTAGAGGCGATCTTCCACGAGCTTCCCGCAGCCTCCAGAGCGACCCAGGTGTTTGGTAGGCTGTAGAGGTACTGACCTATTCCCCACAGCACTGCAGCGCGCTTAAAGGCATCGGAGAGCTTGCCTTTTTCCGCCTCAACGTCGGTATCCCCGGCCCCGTTGGATTTCCATATCCATTCATTACCGACCCTAATTCCGATATCACAGACTACGGTCTTGCCATCGGACCAGGAGTATTTGTTCTGCCAGTTCGCCGGTCCACAGACCCCATCCAATCGACGCATAACATCGCGCGCATCCAGGTATCCAAGAGCGATGCCTTTGCTCTTGTCTTTCGTTGTAGCACCGACCCGCCAATTGATTTGGGATGAAGTAAACGGCGCCGCCAAGGCATCGAAATTAATGTCCATGCTCAGAACTCTCTTGTTCAGCAAACAATATCTTGTGTCCTTCATCCAAAGCGATACCGCGCTCCCAGCTGCCTAACGGGTATTTGCGGTGCTCGTTCAAAGTCCCTTCCTGTCGATAGGCCTTGCCCACATCGAAGCGGATTTGTGTTTCTGACTTTTCACTCATGGTGACTCCCTCGCTGGTTTGGGTGCCCCGCAGTCCAAACAATGAATACCGTCTAATAGTTCAATCCAGACATGTTCACATGCCCGCATCCGCCAACCAATCATATTTGCCGACTTACAAAAAGATTCCGCTTCTTCAGGGTGAGAAAAGCTGGCTACAAGCCTTCCAGTGTCTTCGCCAAACACAAGGCCATTCGCTTTATGAATTAAATTTTCACCAAAGTTCATGACGCATGCCTGCAAATCAATACCACCATCACCATGGCAAATCCCATACTGAGAAGGATTGCACCCCAAGCACTGTTAAGGAGTTTGTTCATCATCTTCGTAATCATCCTCATCAAACTCCACCACAGGCTCGGGAATACCGTTGATCAGTTTGAAATTAAGCCGTGGTCGATACGGATCACCGATAGATTGTTCGTAGGCTTCGGTATCGTTGATAACCATGTGGTTTTCTAAGTCAGGCATTGGAGCGTCTCCGCAGTTGATGGAGTGATTAAAACAAAGACGATTCCTCTTGTCAATGCCATTGGTAACATATATTATTAATGGACATTAAATATCTCGGAGGCAGCATGACACCAAAACAAGTTATTACCCATTTCGGCTCAGTACAGAAAGCGGCATTAGCCATCGGTATGACGACACAATGTGTCTATCAGTGGCAGAAGAACAACAAAATCCCCTACGCTTCACAGCGGATTATCGAGCTGTTGACCGATCATAAACTAGAGGCTAGAAAGCCATGACGCTAGAAAGTGATTTTGAACGGTTTAATGGCGCCATGTCATACGACAAAGATAGCGGAAATATTACATGGAGGATATGGGTTTCTTCTAGCTCATCAATAGGCAGCATTGCTGGGCATGCCAACAAGAAAGGCTACATCTATATTGGGCTTGGAAATAAGATCTATCTGGCACATAGAGTGGCGTGGCTACTTCATTATGGAGAATGGCCAGACAAGAATATAGACCATATAAATGGCAACCCTTCAGATAATCGGATATTAAACCTGAGATGTGTATCGCAATCAGTGAATATGCAGAATTTGAGAAATCCGCCGTCTCATAATAAATCAGGGCTAATGGGAGTTAGCTGGTTTACTGCGGGCTCTAAATGGAGGGCCACCATAACAATTGGGGGGAAAGAAAAACACCTTGGATATTTTATAGATAAACAGGAGGCGTATGAAACATACCTGGAAGCAAAAAGAAGACTTCACGAGGGATGCACTATTTAATATTTATACTTTGATCGAGTTAGTCACCAAAGGAAAATTAAAGCGAGAACAATCATGAACGATGACATCACTCCAGGCAATACAGCCCCGCTTATCTGGGCTGTATTGATTATTGCCCTCGGTGCTTTGTATGAAGTATGGAGATTTATCTATGGATGATCGAGGCTCCGGGAGAACCACACAACAAATGCTAAATGCGCCGCTGAATTCGGTTTTTATTTGGTGTAATCACCGCATCGATTATCCAAAGAGGCTTGCTTGCGATCTTAATCGAAATGATTTAGTTGTCGTTCCTCCCTCTTGGTTATCTAGCTGCGATTGGGTTGGGCAGACGCTTACCGGCATCGTTATTGATCATGCCGCCAAGCTAACTGGCTCTCAGCAACATTACCTAATTAAAGCAATAGAAAGAATCAGGCAAGCACCACAACCCACGCATCAGGAGAGCCAGTAGATGGATGATCGCATGCCCTGTAAAACCCCTGACTGTCGACGCCATGTGGAATCTGTCCGGCGTGAATTAGGCTTGGATACGTGCTTTGCCTGTAGTGTGGGGGATATCCGCAAGATATTTGAAACGGAAAAAGAGTTGCGGCAGAAATTATTGGCTAGGCTTGGAGGAAAAGAATGAAAGCAAAATTTATGATTGAAAATCCAGATGACTTGGAAGCAACGCTGAAGTTGACCATGACAATTAAAGAATGGGGAGAGCTGCGTGATCAGCTTGCTACTGCTTGGCCATCGGCTCGGCTGTCTACAATAATTACCAATGTGCTTTTCGAAGCAAGAAAGGTTTATTACGCGCCCGAGATTGATCCGCTTACATCAGGCAACTACTAATAGTGATTAATCTCAATATTTTTTCATTCGAAAACCAGGAGAAGTGAAATGAAACCACTAACAACCGCTCAGAATTTATACCTCGCGCTTGGCGCTGATCCAGTGTGGCTATTAACGGTTACACATCGCGTTCGAGGATCAAGCTACACAAAGAAAGGCCCCGGCCGCTACCATCGCCAAGGCAAGCCTAAAAATAAATAAGTTCAATGCGGTGAAGTATCCAGCCTCACCGCTATTATTCAACCAGTAATTGCAGTATTCAGTTGTGCCGTATTAGCCAGGATCGCATCCGCAGCCGCTTGTACAGCCGGATCGGAACTGGTTTTCAGTTGGGTAATCAGATCGACTACTTGCGTAATCACGGCGGTCTGTGCTTGTACAGCAGCGGTAAGGTTATCAGTTGCAGTGCTCATTCGATTTAACTCCCCAAGAAGGTGTTTGAAGTATTTGAACATAGGATGCCCCTAGACGAGCCTAAAGCATAACTTTGAATGCTGACAGATTCCGTGCGACAGCACACAGAGTATTAATACGGGATCACAATGATAGATGGCTGACAGGAAGGATGCGGTGGCCGGTGCTGATCTCCGGCTTGCCCAACCGCGTTTCAGAGGTTATTCGAGCACTCGAAGTCTCGACATAGACTCATCCGTCATTTGGGCGCTTCTTTCATTTGCGTTCGCGCATCAGCACTGCGCATTCACCGCACACCAATCATAGCTCAACCGGTCTGAACAAGGGAATCTTTGGGATCGAAGGCGGTGGGAAGTTAGCCTCTTTGTACTCCTGCGTTCCCTCATGCCAATATCGCAAGGTGGGGTAGGCATCCTCGGCCCCGTACTCGGAAAGCGTTCTATGACGCAGCCAAGCGTCTCTCCATAAGTTAAAGCCTTCGGTATGCTCTTGACCCTTAATCTCCCAGCACACTAAGTAACGCGGCAATTGTTCCATTGTCGTGATTCCAGTTTTGATCGGGAGGAAAACTCTAAATCGGCAGTAATTCACACTTCAAAATAATAATTGCTATCGAATTCAAGCGGTTAATTAGGTTACTCAATCGATTGTTACGGTACCTTTTGTAACGTTTTCAATGTTACTTCGAGTAATTGGTTAATTATTAGTCAGATTTCCAATGAAAATAATGACTTATTGTGCGAAAAAAGTGTTTGTAAATTTAGGCGAGCTCATCTATATTAACACTGTGCATTAAAACAAATAAGCTTAACTGAGTATTTCATTATGCCTTCTGCTGAATTGACGGGTACACAAGAGCAAATTCTTAAATATATAAAATCATTTTCTAAGAAGAATGGGTTTCCTCCCACGCAAAAAGAGATCGCTGAGTGTTTTCTAGTGTATCCCAATGCGGCCAGATCACACCTCCTGGCGATGGAGAAAAAGGGCGCAATCAAGTTATTTCCGGGTATGTCTCGCGGCATTCAGTGCCTTATCTGAGGCCACGGCCATGCCAATTGAAAAAGAAGATGGCTATCGGTTAATCAAGGAGGGTGCAAGTTTTACAACACTGCCAAACTCATCGATAGATGCAGTTAGAAGCCCTGTTGCACTCGCCATCTGGGTCCATCTTTGTATGAAGCCGGAGGACTGGATTGTTAGGCGCTCAGAAATTATGCAGCGATTCTCCATAGGTCGGGATAAATATCAGGAGTGCATGCGGGAGCTTAGGGCCCTTGGCCTAGTCTGGGATTACCACATTCGTGATGAAAATGGCGGTTTTCTCGATAAGGCCATTGTTTGCGGGTTGACTATTGATCCATTGAAAAACAGCCGAGAGCCTGAAATTCAGGCTGTCCGCCGAGAGCCTGAAAACCCGAAAGACGGTAAACCCGAAAGACGGCAAATCAGGCCCCTTACTAAAGAAAGAGTTATTACTAATAAAAGAATACTTACAAATGGTGAAAATGCTTTTGATCGATTAATGGACAAAAGCTGGGCAATAGGATTGGTTGATGAAATTATCTGAATATCTGCGGCTTAAGTGCCGGGTGCCTGCGCTAACTAGACCAGAGGCTAAAACGATTGGCGTCCCTTATCCGCTAGTTAAAGGCTGGGCAATTAAATATGCGGAGCTGGAGGTTCCTGATCTGCTGGCTGGCGCGGCTCACCTAAGCAAGAATGAGCGCAAGAAAATTGCTGGGCAAGTTCGCTCGCTGAAAAACCAACAACCCAAAAAACAAAAGCCAATTAAACAGCCAAAAGTTAAAAAGTTGAAGGTTAAAAGCGCGGTAGAGCATCCTGATTATGCA